ATGCCGAAACTAACCCCCTAAAAATTACTCGTCGTCCCAGTCAGACACGATGCTGGCCAGCTTGCTGGACTTGACCGGCACAGCAGACGCAGCGGGTGCAGCCTTGCGCACTTCCGGCTCGGACTCATCCTCCTCCACCACTTCAGCCTTGGGCTTGGCTTTGGCGCGGGTAGGCTTGGGTGTAGGGGCTTCCTCTTCCTCGGCTGCTGCGGCCTTGACCTTGGCAGGCGGTGCACCGGCCAGCTTGATGGGGGCTGCACCATCGACAGCAGCGGCGCTTGCGCCAACAGCACGCTCGGCATCGGCAGTCTTGCCTTGGCTCATGGAGATTTCGTACTCGTCATCGGTCAACCAGCGGGCGGGTTGGAACACCAGCGTGGGGGACTCTTGGCTTGTGTCGAACTTCATGCGGGTCACAATCTGCTCGGGGTTGATGGGCGGGTTCTGCGAAGCCAGATAGCGGGCGTACGCTTGCAGTGGGCGCTTGTCCCCTTCAGCCTTGCCAAAGATAGAGCCTGCGGGCAGGATGAGCTGCATCACATCGCCTTCGGGGTCGCTCTCCAACACCACGGCCAGCTTGTGCTGGTAGCGGCAAGCACGGCTGCTACCTGTCCCTGACCCTGCCACGTTCTGTGGGCAGGTAGCGCAGCTTGCCGACTGACGGGCCTTCACGTTGCTGTCAGGGGTCTCACCATCAGCCGAGGTGCAGTCCGGTGCGGCGGCAGTAGCATCCGGGTCGTATTTGGCGGAGTAGTACTGACGGCTCACCTTTGGCGCTGCCTTGATGATGATGACGTCCAAGTGGCGCTCTTCAATGCTGGCAACTTCTTTGCCTTCGCTCAGCAGACGGAACACACCGCCCTTGATGGAAATGCGCTTACCACCGCCAGCGGAATCACTACCGGCTAGTGCGCGGGCGGTATCCGACAGTGCGTTGTTGCGTGCAAACGCGGGGACTTTGGATGGGTTGAATGTAGCAAGGTTGCTCATGGGTTCTCTCTTAACGTGGTTTGGTAATACGAATCTCAAAATCGCTGAACGCGTTGAGACCGGGGGGAACAACACCGGGGTTGTCTTCTAAAAATTTGGCCATGTTCGTCTGGGCAATCCGCTTCTCCAACAAGTCCACGACATCGTGCTCGACAATGAACGTCTTGAACGAGTCCCAGTCTTGGGTGGAGTACCGCGTCTTGTTGGCCATTGAGACAGTGCCAAACTCGGTTTTCACAGACGATACGCCAAGCGCTTTCATCTGGTCTTTAATCGCAAACTTAATCTCGTCTTGCGATGCTTTGAGCACTTCCACTTGCGTGTCGTACTCTTGTGTTAGCTGGTCAATTTGCGCTTTGATTTTGCGGTAAATCTTGGTCAGCTTGTCTATGGGGATAGCTTCTTCACTCATTTACTTCTCCTGTTGTTGTGTCTAGTGTTTGACAAGTGTACACGATTTTTCGGCGTCTGCAACTCCTTTCTTAATTGCTAATTTCGGTTTTAAACATGTCGGTCAAAAGGAAGTTGTCATCCACCTTTGAGACCAACGCACTGAACATTTTCTTCTCAATCGGGCTGCTCTCGATGTGGTAGACCGACACCTTGTCAGCGTTCTGCCCCTTGCGGTCAGCCCGCGCAATACACTGGATGTACTGCTCAACGCTCATCAACGGCCCAAAGAACACCACCGTGTCGGCGGCAGTTAGGGTAATCCCGTGGGCGGTGGCTTGGGGCTGCATGACAAGGACGCGGGGGCTGGGCTCGTGCTGAAAGCGCCGGATGATATCCGCCCGCTTGGTGGGTGAAACCCCACCATGAATGCACTCAGCGCTGATGCTGTGCTTGGTCAAGTGCGTGTGGATGGTGTCGATGCTGCTGCGGAACAGGGCAAACACCAACACCTTGCGGTCGGTCTCCTCCAGTATGGCGTTCAGCTCGTTCAGGCGCGGGGTAGCGTCGAACTCCACAACGTCTTTGTCGTCTGTATATACAGCGCCACAACTGATTTGCAACAGCTTGCTGACCCCTGCTGCCGCGTTGACTGCCGTGATGGTCTCGCCTGCTGCCTCCACCATGAGCCGGTCTTTGAGTGCGTTGTAGTACTTGATTTGCTGCGGCGTGAGGGCCACGGTGCGCGTCATCGTCATCACTGGCGGTAGGTCTAGGCACTGCTCCTTTGTGAAGCGTATGGCGGGCTGTAGCGCCTCCAGCACCAGCGCCTTGGCCTCGGGCTTGGGAACCCACTTGAACATGGTGGCCTTGAGCATCACCTTGTCCCGCCACGCTGTATAAAAATTAGGCACACCGCCGGGGTTGACCAGCTTGGCCAGACCGTACGCATCCACGGGCGACTGCGATGCAGGCGTGCCGGTCATCATCCACAGCCTAGTCTCCGGTTTGAGAATGGCTTTGAGAGACTTCCAACGGTTGGTTGTTGGGGTTTTGTAGGCGTTGGCCTCGTCCACAATCACCAAGTCGAAGCGTCCATCGTTGATGATTTCGTTGGCAATCAGGTTCAGCCCGTCATAGTTGGCGATGACGAACTCGTAGTCTTCCTGCACCATCTCAATACGCCGCGACGACTGCGTGTGGTGGGCCACCACCGCCGACCGATGGATGACGCTGTTGCTCAAGTCGCCCAACCACGCGCTGTGCATGATGGACAGCGGACACAGAATCAACACACGGCGAACATGCTTGATGTTCATCAGGTAGTCTGCGGCCCACAAAGCGCTCAGCGTCTTGCCTGTACCGGGTTCGCTGAACACAAACGCCTTGCGGTGCAGCGTGAGGAAGTCCGCTGTCTGTATCTGGTGTGCCATCGGCTTGTACTTGCCGGGCCAGTTGTAGCGCCGTGTGATGGGCGAGGGCACATCCTTTACGCCAAGATTACGCAGCACCTGCGTTTCTTCTAAACCCCAGTGAACCAACACCTCGTACGTGCCGTTGCTCTCGCTAACGACCTTGTGTTTCGGGATGATTGCGTACTTGTGTGGGTTGCGAGTTTTCAGTAGGAGTGCTTTGTCGTCGATGATTTCCATTTACTTCTCGTGTAGTTATTTGTTGTCGCCTTGATTGGCTGACTTGCTTCGCAACCGTAGGTTGCCCGGTGTGGACTTGCCGCCTTTGCGTAGTGGTTTGATATGGTCGATGTCTTTACCTGCACGGTCAATTCCTTCTTTGTCGTACTTGCGTCGCGCACGTTGGCGTTCATGTTGGTCTGACCCCGGCCCGGACTTGCCGGTCTTGAGGTCTTGTTGGTATTCCTTCTTGTAGTCACGGGTTGCCACAGTACGTCCTTTCAATGCTTGGGGTTATGGAGACACTTCACTACAGGACACCAACCGCATAGTGGGGTTGGCTTGGGGTTCCACACGCCTGTCTCGTGTGCTTGCTCAATACGAGCTACGCGCTTTCGATAGTTCCACCACTCGGCCTCGGCCTTGTCGATGGTCAGGTCTTGGCGCACCATGTCGTTCTTGACCACAAACAGCAGCGCCCCACTCACCTTGCGGATGTGTGGGAAGTGGGCAAATATCATCAAGGCCATCAACTTGAGCTGCTCCCTGTCGGGGTACTTGTTGTTGCCGGACTTGTAGTCAACCACCCTTGCTGTCAGGTTCTCGTCGTCGATGATGATGAGGTCGGCAATCCCGCGTACCCACCGATTGGGGTCGTTGAAGTCGCAGGGCTTCAGGTCTTTGGTAAGCGCCATCTCATGCTCGCACAGCTTGCGTCCGGGCTTGGCAATCAACGCATCAAGCGTATCCTGCATGAACTCGAACTGCTTGGGCAGCGCCTTGTTGTCCCGTATGTACTCCTCCGCAGCGGTGTGTAGCTCCTTGCCGTACAGCGTTGCCACTGTATCGCCTCTAGGGAAATTCTTGAGCACCGTTACTTCGTAGTACTGGCGGGGGCACTGCTCGTAGGCTTTCAAGCCTGAGTGCGACCATGTGACATTGACCATTAGAACCTCGCTGAGTCGATTGCGGTGGATAGTCGGCTGGCAAACGCCAGCACAAACGCTTCGTCACGATTGAGGTTGTGACGCCCCATGTCGTAAAGAATTGCGTGCACCAGCTCATGCCAAAACGAATCCCGGACATCCGCCGCAGACCGCTTGCGGTTTGTCACGCCGTTGCGCATACCAATTTGAATGCGTTGTTCGCCGTACTGTATGCGCCCCAACTGCTGCTTGTCCAGCAGCGCTTCTATTACCTCGACTGAATACCGTTTGTTGCCCACCCTGATGAGGCGGGGTATTAAAGGTTGTGTGCCTGTTTTCATACTTCTCCTAGTTTTTAGCTAACCCGTACCTACGGTGAACGCCACCGTCAGCGCCTAATGGAATCCCCGGCATGTACCGTGGCTCCATGACCATTTGCGCCAAGACCCAAGTCTTAGCGTCATTTGCTTCCTCGTCGGGCACAACGGCCAAAAGCTCGTCGTGCACCGTCCCCACCACAGGGTATCTCTTTGACACCCGTAGCATACCATCCGTCATCACAATCCGCGCAACCGCCTGCGTCACATTGTTGGTCACCTTGCCAGCGTACAGCTTGGTCTCGTCTTCGCCGTACACCCACTGCTGCCGACCCGTCTCGTCCTTCTTGCGCCGCAGCTTGGGGTAGAGCAGACTCATGCCGTTTGGCAGCACAATCTGCTCCTTGCGGAAGGTCAAACACTTGTAGGTGTACTCCTTGCCGCCGTACAGGGAGGTCTCGATAAGACCGCTGCACATGTCCCAAAACCCGGTCACCGGCTCCGCTGTGGCGCGGTACACGTCGATGATTTTCTTCGCTACGACACAGTGTATAAGCAACTCGCCTTCGCTGCAAGTGTGGGGGATTTCCGCCATCTTGGTCAGGTTCTCCTCCCAGTCCACGAAGCGCTGGACGTACTGCTGTGTCACCCCGAGCTGCCTTGCGTCAGCCTTGGTGTAGCGCAGGGGCGGAGCCCCAAGGAAACCCACCAGAAGCTGCGCCGCGAACGACGCCCAGCCCAACCCATACCCTGCTCCCAGCAACGCGCTCTTGGCCGACTGGCGGTGGATGGGGTGGCTGTCCTTGGTCATGCCGGGGATGCCAAACATCTGCGCACCAAAGGCGGCATACGGGTCGCCTCCGGCTCGGAAGATGCCCAGCATTTCGGTGTAGTCCGACAGCCATGCCAACACACGCGGCTCAATCTGGGACAGGTCACCCACCACAATCTGATGGCCTTCGGGGGCCATGATTGCTTTGCGCAGGAACGACCCGCGCTTGAGGTTCTGCATGTTGATGGCGCTGCCCTTGGATGCCGTCCACCGCCCCGACAATGCCCCGTAGTAGCTCAAAGGTACGGGCAGCGTGCCACGCACGGCAATGTCAAGGAACCGCTGCGCACGGGTGCGCTCGGTCGTGGACTTCACCTTCAGCCTTGCTTCGCACAGCAGGCGCACATCGTCGTTGTCCCCGTTGAGCAGGGCTTGGAACATGGCGTCGTTCTTTGCCAGCGCGTAGGTCTGGTCGCCGGTGGTCTTGCTCTTCTTCATGGGCGGGGGCACATGCAGGGACTCCAGCAACTGCGCAAACTGCGGGTTGGATGCCAGCGCTGATTCATCGACGTTGAGCTTGGCCAGCAATGCTTCGCGGTTGGTGCGTTCTTCAATCAGCTCCTCGGCCAGCATGGTCTGGTCAAGCACGAGCATGGGCCTCGTGTACATCTTGAGCGTCATGTCGATAAGCCTCAATTCACTTTTCGGATACCCGACAGACAGTCGCTTGAATATCTCTTCGCAGAGGTAGACGTCGTGGGCGCAGTAAGCTGCAAGTTCTTCTTCGACGCTCTTCGATATTGATTCGCAGCCGTCTGTGCTATGGACAGCTTTGCCTTTAGGCTCAAGTCCGAAATCGCTAGCCAGTTTGGCGAGGGAGTTACCAACTTCCACGCCGCGTAAAGCTCTTGCCATTGATAGGGTGTCGAAGATGAAGGCGGGGTGGATGCCGTATCGCCATGAGAGTATGGACACGTCAAATTGGGCGTTATGTGCCAAGACTGCTGTTCGTCCCCAATCGAATTGGTGTATGAGGTAATGAAGCTCATTACCTCTAACCCATCGAGTAATTCGGTTGCTTCCAAATACATGGAGTCCCATTCCGAATGCGGTGAATCGTGGGTCACGTATGTACTCCTCAGTGGTCATCTTGGACAGCGTGTAGTCCTTGCTGTCCCAACGCGTTTCAAAGTCGATGGTCAATATTTGGTCAAAAGGAGCGCTCAATTCATTTTCTCCCGTGGAGGCGCACCGGCCATGATGTTCTCAACCATCTGCTCCTGCGCAAACGCTATCATGCCCATTGCCTCCGCAGTGTCTGCGTTGATTGCGCCCAGCGCCACACTCTGTTCAGTCTCGATAATCAAAACGGCTTTGCATCCGTCCTCTGCTGCCATGCAACGGGACAGAATGTCCACGTACTTGGCTAGCATCATGCGCCGGTCTTCCGGCAATCTGTCCACTCTGTCACTTACTTGCTTCCCCCATGCGGTCATTGCTTCTTCATGCATTTGATAGTTTCCTTCAGTTGGTCTAGGTTCAATTCATTCACCACCATTGATACGCCTCCGGCAGTTTTGATTTTTTCTAAGTGCGCGTCCTGTAGCGCGGTTGTTTTTCCCTTTCCTGCTTTGGCTTCCACGGCAAGGAAGCGCCCGTTCACACACGCAAGGAAGTCGGGGACTCCAGCGTTACCGTACCCGGAACCAATCGGCATGGCGTAGTACACGCCACCGTCTTGCAGTATCACTTTGATTTTGTTCTTCACTAACTTTTCTGGTGTTGCTGCCATGTGGGTTCCTTAAAAATAGGTGAGGGGGAAAAGTAGTTTCAGCGCCCCCTCGGTTCGCTGTATCGGGCGGTGGTTCGGAGTAATCTCCAAATAGACGGGGCCAAACCACCACCAAAACCTGTTCGCAACTACTAGGCTTACAGGCGTTGGCCTATGAACCCCGTCTATTTATTCTGCACTTCGTTCAGCTTCTGCATGTAGTGCAGTGCTTTGGCCGCGTCATCACTGCCTTTCTTGTGGCCTTGACGCATGCCGTACTTGATGATGTTGCCCTTGAGAAACCCAACGAACTCGGCGTGTGTCAGCAATTCCTTCATCACAGTCCACGGCTGCACCGGCATTTCTTTGTAGTGTATGCCGCCCACTTGCTTGTCATCTGCGCTCATAGTTTTTTATTCACTTTCTTTGGTAAAGGTATACGGTCAAATGTGCCCGGCACAGGATGCCAAGCGCTGGTTGGGCCAAGGTACTTCACTGACGATTGCTCGTCAGGCTTGAGCCACTTGTGCACAATGTTCTCCGTCACGGGGATGGATATCCGCCGGACTTCAGGGATGTACCCCACTGTGTTTCCTTCGGAGTCCCGCTCGAACATAACGGTTGGGTTTTCGCAGCGTTTATGCCGCAGCATCAACGCCTTGTGTTTGGGGTTGCAGTCCGCGCAATACCCCGCACTGCCCAGCCCCGTTATGCGGGCGTTGGCCTTCCACTCGTCGAAGCGGTCTTGGTTGTCAAAGCACTTCGGGTATGGCGGCTTCTCTTCAATCACGCTGCTTCTCTTTCATGTGGCGCAGGGAGCTGTACATCAGGCGTGCAGAAATGATGGCATCCATTGTCTTGGTTAGTGCCAAGTCCAGATTGCTCTCCAGCACAGCGTTGTGTGCATCCCGCAACGCCTTCTCGGCGTCCATGCAAGGCTTTGCGTAGTCAATGATTACTTCTGTGTTCATTCGTAGCCCTTTTTAAATAAGTGATTCCATCGCGCTTTCAGTATCTGCCATACACTTGTGTTGCGTAGCTGCTCACGCAGCCGTTGATTCTCCAACAGCAGTTCGCTGTGGTGCATGGCGAGTAGGTTGTACGCCTTCTCTGTTGCGGCTTCATCCATTGGACTTCTCCTTCAGTTGCTTCTGCTGCGCGTCAAACGCTTCTTTCCATTTCTGGTATTTAACTTGGCAGTCGTTGCATGCGCACTCCCAAGCAAACTCATCGGGGTTGGCAACGCCGCCCTCCATTTTGATTGGTGCTTTTCCAAAATCGTTCATCGTTTCAGTCCTTTAATAAATATGGCAAAGCTATCTTGGGTTGCTTGCCCAAACCCTTTGATTTCACCGATGCGTGCAGCGGCTTCATCCAGCGCGTTGTTCCAACCACCGAAATAGTGCTCGGTCATTTTTACAGCAATGTCTGCCGTGTCTTTAACAAACCTGTCTACCAATTCATCCCGCTGCGCCTTGATGCAACCAGGAATTTGACAGTGGTAGCCGCATGAATGAATGTCATCCATTGTTCTTCTCCTTGAGTTTGGCTTCGATGGCTCTGGCAAAAGACTTGGCATCAACACCATCCCAAGGAATTTCATCCTCATCCGTCAGCGCTACCCATTCGCGCTTTGACGCGGTGGTGTAGAGGGCTAAATCAAATTTGCCGGTCATGTGTGTGAAGCTGTTTAGTCGCTCATGTTCCTTGCGTATTTTGTGCGTCATAAACTCATCTTCTTGTGCGCTGTACCAACCAAAAGGCTCCTGCGCTGGTAGTGCCAAGGCTGCTTTGATGGCGGCAGTAGCTTCATGTTGTCGCATCACATCTTCTGCAAATCTTGGGTTAATTCGCTCCAACGCCTCCAGCGCCAGCTCCAATGCTTCACGCTCAGGCTCCTGCAACTTGTCCGCAGCCGCCGCACGCTTGGCCTGAAAGCCACCGCCCCACATCCCCTGCTTGCGGGCAAGGTCATCAAACGCTTCGTCTTCTTCTGTCTTCATGCTACCAACCCCCACACAACGCCGCATATCACTGAGACAAACAGCCCAAAGAAAAACATGGCAACGACTGTCTTTATCAAGTCAAAGAAGAAGTCCCCGCCGCTGTCGATATCGTCATCGTTCATGCTTTGCTCCTTGCTCTGATTGCCTCAGCGCATTCTTGCCCTGTCATTTGCGATTTAAATTTTCCATAACCTTCCCATCTGCCTTGGTATCCGCTAGGGCGTTCAAGCAGTTCTTGGCACAGCTTGGCGCACTCTTCACGCTCATGCGCGGCTACCAACTCGGCAAAGCGTTCAAGGTTTCCCCAGCTTCCAACTACACCATCAATGCCCGGTGCTTGTTCTTGATGGCGTTTAAGCCCCGCCTGTTCAGCAAGTTCTTTGATGTTCATTTCGCTTGCTCCCATAAAACATCTCCGCGCTCCATGCATCAAGGATGCGGGCCTTAGCTTCTTCGCGTTCTTCGGGCGGGTAGATGTCGGCAACAACATCCTCCAGTGTTTTCATGATTGACTCTGTCATCTGCTGTGGTGTAAGAATCATTTCGCATCCCTCACTTCCTTTCCTTCCGCAAGCATTGCGTCTGCCATTTCGTAAGCCCAATTACTGTAAAAATCGGGGTCGTCTGTATCCCAATCAGCACGCGCTATCAATGACTGCATAGCCAGCCCCGCGTACCACTGGTGCAGGGTCATGTCCTTGGCAAAGCCGCCTGTTCGTTCCATCCATGTTGGGTCGATGGTTGTGGTGTCTTCTTTCATGTTTATCTCCATTTGTAGTGTGCGTTTTCAACGCGGGCAAACTCATCAAAGGCTTTGCGCATCTCTTCATTCGCTCGGGCAAATGCTTGCGTGGCAATCTCAAGATGGTGCTTGGCTTGCTCCACGTGCCGTGATGGTGGCGGTGTGTTGTGGTCGCGCAGCTTGAGCCCCCTTGCCGCCAACGCTTCAACCACTTCCCGCCCCAACTTACGCCCGAAGTTTGGAATCTTGTTCAGCTCCTGCTCTGAGTAAGTAAGCAGTTGCTCAAGGGAGCAGATTCCTTCAGCCAGAAAACAGTTGATAACGCGTGTCGTGCACCACAACTCGTACAGTTCTTTGTCAAGGTCTCTCATTGTCATGCTTGCTCCTTCATTTCGTTAAGTCGTCGTGCCAATCGTTCGATTCGTTCGTCGTTGTACATAACCATGCTGCTGGCGTAGTCACACGCAGACTCGGCTTCGAGCTTTGCCCGCTGCGCTTGCACCAGTTCTCGCGC